GCTGTCAGCGATAGCTTGCGGGAGACGTAGCCCCACGCGGTTGGCAGGGTCGAGCAGGACGTGGCGGCATCGACAAGGCGCGTCGTCAGGTACTGATAACGCTCAAGGCCGGAGAACAGGCCTTCACCCTCGCCGGAGTAGACCATCGGGAATTGTGCGGCAAAGAGCGTGGCCACCAGTTCACCACCCGATAGGGTGCGCATAAATTCAGCGGCGCTCTTGGTGATTGGCATCACGGCCAAGACTGACGCCAGCGAAGCGTCAGCCTCATCGGCTGAGAAGCCAAGCTGCTCACGTCGCAGCAGCGTAAGCTCACGCGCAAAGAGGGTGGTGTTATTCGGGCCGGTCGAATTGGCTCCGGCCTCGCCGTGAGCAATGGTCGTGGCTGCGGTTGCCACGAATCGGAATGGTTTATGCAGACTCATCAGATCCTTTCTGTGCAATGATCAATGCAGGTGAGAATTCCGGCAAAGAACGCAGGCCGGCCAGTGTTTGTTCCATCTGGCGAGTGCGATCAATGCCAACGACAGTTGCAATCTTGTGCGAGGTGTAGAGCGAAGTGGCAATCGCCGGCTTGGCAAAGCCTACATCGTAGGCAGACTCGATCACGGCCAATGTCTCACGCCAGCGGTCAAGCGATAGCTGCACATTGCCGGAGATGCCGCGTGATGGATCGTGAAGGAAGATCGTGCAGCGATCGCCGCGACTTACCCGCGCCAGTGGCCACGTTCGCTTCTTTGGGTCGGTGGTCAGGATGATCACACGATACTCGTTGGCCGGCATTGCGCGAATGACGTCGGCCCATAGCGGTCGGTCTTCAGTCACGCTATCGCGGGAGATCACGGGGAAGAGGACGCCAGCGGGATCAGCGTAGACGGCGCGGTGGTACTTCTTCGGTTCACGCCACACCGCGACACAATAGCGGCATATGACCGGGCTGAGCATATTGAAGATCGATGTCAGATTGGCGCTGGTCTTGTCGAGCAGCTCATTGCGCAGATATTGGCCATCGTCAGACGTGCCGCAGATCGAACAGATGCCGTTTTCGTTGCCAGCCGGCGCATCAGGGAACATCAAGCGGGAGACGGTGTAAATCATAGGTGTAATTATACACCTACCGCCAAGCAGTCGTAAAAATAATTTCCGCGTTTATGGCATACCGTCCACGTGAACGAGAAAGATCCAAACAAGCCAAATTACCACCGCGAAGAGCACGACTCGATGGAGCGCAATTGGGAGATCGTCGAGGCGGTCGCGGACGGTACGCTGACGCTGCGTGATGGCGGTGCCAAGTGGCTACCGCTTGAGCCGGCCGAAGACCAGCGCGACTTTGCCATTCGGCTCCGACGTGCGATCTTCTTCAACGCCTTTGAGCGTACCCTCCACGGGCTGGTCGGACTCGTCTTCCGCAAAGATCCTGAGCTGACCCCGGACAATCCCCCACGGCTGATGGAGCTTTGGGAGAATATCGACAACGGCGGCACGCACGGCGCGGTCTTCTCGAAAGAGCTCTTCACGTCAGCGATGAAGTACGGTCATTCGCTGATCTATATCGATATGCCGCCGGCTCTGCCTGCCGGTGCCACGCTGGCTGATGAACGCGCTCTGAATCGTCGCCCGTATTGGGTGATGTACGAAGCGGATCAGATTATCAATTGGCGTCACGAGAATATCAACGGCCAGCAGATGCTTACGCTGCTTGTTCTCGAAGAGGAATCCTACGAGGCCGACGGTGAGTACGGGCAGGAAGAGGTCGAACGGTATCGCGTGCTCAGGCCGGGCAGCTGGCAGCTATTCCGCGAGGAGAAAGACGCCGCCGGTAACACGGTCTACATCCTTGAGGCCGAAGGCACGACGGGCTTGCCCTACATCCCGGTATCAGTCTGCTATTCACGAAAGACCGGCGCGATGACCAGCAAGCCGCCGCTGCTTGATCTGGCGCTGATCAACCTCGCGCATTACCAGAAGTACTCCGATCTGTCGACTTACCTGCACATCGCCAGCCGGCCGATTCTGTGGTTCCGTGGCCGCGACGTCAACCGCAAGGTGGAGGCCATCGGCCCGTATACCTTCTTCGACGTGGACAGCCAGAACGGCACCGTCGACTTTGCCGAGACTACCGGCGCGGCGCTTGGCGCAGCTAAGGCGGATATCGACCATTTGGAAAAGCAGATGTCCGTTCTTGGCCTGTCGCTGCTGGCCGGCAACAAGCCAACTGCGCAGACGGCGACCGAGAGCCTGCTTGATACCGTCAAGGAGGAGAGCGACCTTGCCACGGCTGCTCGGTCACTACAGGACGCGCTTGAGCTGGCTTTGCAATACGCAGCGGCATATGAGGGCATCGAGGCCGGCAGCGTTTCGCTTGGCTCAACCATCTCTGATCTGACGCTGACGCCGGAAGAGATGCGCGTATGGATCGAAGGGGCCAACAAGGTCTTCTCACTTGACACCATCTACTCGGTCTTCCAGGCAGCTGGCAAGCTGCCGGAGGACTTTGACGCGGAGCAGGAGAAGCTGGCCATCGAGGCCGATACGGCTGCCGTTGGCGGTCAGCTGATCGACGCGTTCAATCGTGGTCAGGCTGGCTAGCCGAAAAAGTTTTCCTGTCATTTATGGCAGGGTATCTCACAACACGCGGCGGGATGCCGCATTCACCATCCGGGAGGGATGATGCCACCAATTGAACAGGTATTTGATAGTCGCGATGATGCGCCTGAATGGCTTCGATCATCATTGCTTGAGCAGGACGGGAAGTTCGTGTTTCAGGCGGAGATGGCTCACGAAGTCGGCGGATTGAAGAAGGCTCTTGAGACTGAGCGCCGCCAGAAGGCGGAAGCGGAAAAGCGACTCAAGGGATACGAAGGAATCGACGTCGAACAGTATCAGAAGCTGATTGCAGAACGCGAGGAAAACGAAGCCCGCCAGGCACAGAAGGCTGGGGACTGGGCCACTCGCGAAGAGCAGTTGAAAAAGCAGCTACAGGCCGACTTGTCAAAATACAAGGGTCAGTACGACGCAGAGATTTCAGAGCGCGACGCCAAGCTGGCATTGATGCAAAACGCGCTTGAACGGTCACTCATTGAAGCTCAGGCCACATCGGCCATCAGTGAGCTCAAGGGCACGCCAGCTCTGCTACTCCCTCACGTTATGTCGAGGGTAAAGATTTTTGAGGAAGACGGCGATTACGTTGTGAAGGTGCTCGATCCTCAGGGCCAGCCACGAATCGCCGATGTCAAAGGCACTCCATTTACGATCAGGCACTTGGTCGAGGAGATGCGCAATGACCCGGTTTTCGGTCGAGCGTTTGAGGCGTCAGGGACGGGAGGTTCCGGTGCGCAAAACGGCAACAAAGCGGGCGGCAACGCCAAAGCAATGAGCCGCAAGTCCTTTGATGCACTCTCACCAGCGCAGCGAATGGAGTTCATTAGAGGAGGCGGGTCAATCACAGATCAGTAAGATCAGGAGAACTGAATGGCAAATACACTTAGCTCCATCTTGCCGGTGATCTACGAGGCGGCGGATACCGTTTCCCGTGAGCTCACTGGATTTATACCGGCGACTTTCCGCAATTCCACTGCGGAGCGCGCTGGCCTCAATCAGACCATCACCTATCCGGTCGTCCCGTCGATGACTGCGGCTGATATCACTCCGGCTGCCACCCCTTCATCTGGAACCGACATCACTATCGGCTCTGGCTCGATGACGATCAGCAAGTCGCGTAAGGTGTCGTTTAACTGGACCGGCGAGGAGCAGACCAGTCTGACTAACGGCGATCGTCCGCAGCTGGCCAACGTCCTCCGCGATCAGTTCACTCAGGCGATGCGGACATTGATCAACGAGATTGAGACGGATCTCTGGTCGGCTGCCTATAAGGGCGCGTCGCGTGCTTATGGTACGGCTGCCACTACTCCTTTCGGCACGGCTGGTGATCTGTCAGACTTTGCTGGTGTTCGTCAGATCCTCGACGACAACGGCTCACCGCAGACCTATCTTCATCTGGTTCTTGGCGGTGCCGCGATGGCCAATCCTCGTGGCCAGCAGTCGGTCCTCGTCAAGGTCAACGAGGCGGGAACGGCGGAGTTCCTGCGGATGGGTATGATCGGCGAGGTGTTGGGGCTCCACCTCCACAACTCGGCCGGCGTGACCACTCACACGAAGGGCAGCGGCGCCAGCTA